TGCTGGCGTTACAAGTTACAACAAAGGTAGTTTAGAATTTGATAATGGCTCACGTATTATTGCTCAAGCAACAACAGAAAATACAGGACGTGGTTTGTCCATTTCGTTAGTTTACTTAGACGAGTTTGCATTTGTTAGACCCAACATTGCACGTGAATTTTGGACTTCACTTTCTCCTACACTAGCAACAGGTGGTAAATGTATTATTACAAGTACACCTAATCAAGATGATGACCAATTTGCTATTATTTGGAATGAAGCTCGTAAAATGCTTGATGAATATGGCAATGAACAAAAAACTGGTAGAAATGGTTTTGCTAGTTTTCTAGCAACTTGGGAAGTACATCCTGATCGAGATGAAGATTGGGCTCAAGAAGAACAAGCGAAAATTGGTGAAGAGCGTTTCCGTCGTGAACATAATTGCGAGTTTATTGCGTATGATGAAACACTTATTGATAGTATCAAACTGTACAATATGGTTGCTAAAGATCCAATTGAAAAGATGGGGCAAGTGCGTTGGTATAAAAAACCAGAAAAAGATAAACTGTATCTAGTTGGACTTGATCCTAGTTTAGGTACTGGTGGTGACTTTAGTGCTATTCAAGTATATGAAATGCCAGGTATGAGGCAAGTAGCTGAATGGCAACATAACAAAACAACGATACAACGACAGATAAGAATTATACAACAAATATGTGAATTCATGGTTACTGAAGGTGTACATGAAGATAGCATATATTATAGTATTGAAAATAACACATTAGGTGAAGCGGCACTTGTAATGTTAGAAGAGCTAGGTGAAGAAAACATTTATGGAACAATGTTAACAGAACCTAAAAAACCTGGACCAGGACGTTTGCGTAGAGGATTTACTACTACACACAAATCAAAGGTAACAGCATGTGCCAAATTAAAACAATGGGTTGAAACAGATAAACTTGAAGTTGCAAGTAGAAATCTACTACAAGAACTTAAAACATTCTGTGCAAAAGGTAATAGTTATCAAGCCAAAGAAGGCGAAACAGATGATCTAGTTATGGCTACAGTGCTTATAGTACGTATGGCACTAGAAGTTACCAAGTATGAAGATACAGCATTTTTAGATTTAAAAGGTCAACCACAAGATGAAGACTATGAAGAACCTATGCCGTTTAGCATTTTGTGATAAATATATTTAACAAGGAAAGAATCATGGATACATTAGGCGAAGAAATTTTGAACATAATCAAAGGTTCAAATATGAAATTAAAAATGTTTACTGCTGAAGGACAGAAAACTGTTAACGCAGAAGAAGCGACAAGATTTTATGCATATGAAGCAGACCTAATGGTTACAGTCCGTGAAGACGAAGGAAAAATTGAAACTGTAATACAGGCAGGCGGAGATTTTTCTATACCAGATAATAAAAAATTGCTAAATACTATTAAGAAAGCAACACATAAGAATTTAGGTGAATTTACAGTGAGAAAATTTGATAAAAAATTAGAACCAAAAGACTTTAGTCACCAAAGCGTTAATGAAGCTGATTTTGATTTTGATAAAAAACTACCAAAAGTACAGCGTATTCAAATGCCTAAAGATCCTAATGCTGGAAAGCCATTAGGAAAAATGAGAGTTTCACAAAAAACAAGTATGAGAACTGATAATAAAGGCAACTCAAGTTTTGATCAAAGCAGAACAATTGGTTCTAAAGATAAAGCAACATATTCTAGAAACCAAAGTAGTACACAGGGTGGAAAATATAGTTATGCTAACACATCAGCAGATAACAGAGGTAATTTTTCATTAAGTAAAAATGGTAAAACTACAAAAGGTTACGACAAAGCAATTAGCACAGCATTAAACAGACAAAGAGTTAATGCATCTGAGGCTCTTATTATTGAAGGATTCAGCAAGCCATTTGGTACTGTCAAAACAAGTTATGTTGAAAGTCCTAATGCTAGGCTGGTAATTAAACATACAAAGGGTGTAAATGAAGAAGTACGTGGATCACGTAGCAGACACATACACTCACTCTTTATTGAAAATTCACAAGGTGAAAGATTTAGGTTCCCTCATAGATATATGGGTGGGGCTAAAGCGATGGCGATGCACGTAAATGAAGGAGGAACTCCTTATGATGCTAAGGGTGAAGCAATTCTTAGTATGTGTGAGGAGATAGCAAGCCTCAATAAGTTTGTAAGACATGTACAGTCTAATAAACTTGTAAATGAAAATAATAGTGAAATTGTAGAAGCAGTAAGAACAAAACTTTCTGAGCTCAAAAACACTATCAACAGTCTCTCAACACTCAGAGGTTATAACAATTTTGCAGTGTCTGAAAATAATTCAGAAAATACTGAAAAAAGTGTTGACATTACAGAAAAGTTTCTATATAATACGTTTACAACTGAAGAACTAAATGATGTTCTCAGCCGTGTAGGCCGTATTGTAGCTGAAAAACAAGAGAGAGATAGCGTCGTGCAAGAGACGATTAAAAAATTATATTCAATGATTGAAACACAAACAGACATTGGGCTAAGTCTAAATGAGAATGATCCAGAGCATCCTAATAATCATGTGATTGAGGAGCAGGATATTCTAGCACGACAGCTATCTTATCTCGCAAATAATGTTACTAATGAAAATGCACGTGAATATTTTAACTCACTGCATAATTTAGTTGCAGAGGGTGTTAGTGCAAACGACACAAAATTAATTGAAGCGATTGTTAAGTATTTGAACACAAATCCAACATTCGAGTCACAAAAGGAAATTCCACTTGATGAAGGTGTACTTCTTACATTACGTAAAAAAGTTCAATAAAATCAAGTATTTGCTTGACAGTGGGCAAGGAAGAGTATACACTGTATAGGCTAATAAAGGCAAAGGAGCAAATATGTTCCGACACACAAAACTAACAAAGGCTAATATAGGAGATAATTATGGCATCTTTGGCAGAAATCAGAGCAAAACTGCTCGAACAAGAAACAAAATCCTCAACTAGAGGTACATCAAGCGGCGGCGACAACGCAATTTTCCCACATTGGCAAATTCCAGAAGGCAGTAGTGCAACACTACGTTTCCTTCCCGATGCGGATGAGTCTAACACGTTCTTTTGGAAAGAGCGACAAATGGTTAGGCTAGAATTCCCAGGTATTAAAGGACATGACGAACACAAGCCTGTAACAATACAGGTTCCTTGTGTTGAAATGTGGGGCGATAGTTGCCCAATCCACGCAGAAATTCGTCCGTGGTTCAAAGATCCTTCAATGGAGGACATGGGTCGTAAGTATTGGAAAAAGCGTTCTTACATTTTCCAAGGCTTCGTTACACAATCAGATCTACAGGAGGATACAACTCCTGATAATCCGATTCGTAGATTTGTAATTAGTCCTCAAATCTTTAAAATTATTAGTCAGGCGCTTATGGATCCTGATTTTCCTGAAATCCCAACAGACTATGAAGCTGGCACAGACTTCCGTATTATGAAGTCTACAAAAGGTCAGTATGCTGATTATAGCACAAGTAATTGGGCTCGTAGGGAGCGTTCACTTAATCAAGAAGAACGTGATGCTATTAACACAAATGGCTTGTATACACTTAATGACTTCTTACCTAAGAAGCCAGATGCAGAACATTTACAAGCAATTTTCGAAATGTTCGAAGCAAGTGTTGATGGACAATTATATGATCCAGAGCGTTTTGCAGAGTTTTATCGTCCATATGGTTTGGATGCTCCAGCTAAAGGTAGCACACCTGCTCCTACGCCAGCACCAACACCAACTCCGGCACCAGCACCTGCTCCGGCACCTGCGGAAAAGCCTGAACCTGCTCCAGTACATGCAGAGGCGGCACCTTCCCCAGAACCAGTAGCAACGGCGCCTGCAGGAGCAGAAGAAAAACCAAGTGCTCAAGACATTCTAGCAATGATCAGAGCTCGTAAAGACGACTAATCTGAGGGGGCTTCGGCCCTCTCCACATTATTGGAGGTATATATGGCAAGACCATTTGATGTGAGTAAATTCCGCAAAAGTATTACTAAAGCGGTACCTGGCCTTAGTGTAGGCTTTAATGATCCTGATACATGGATTTCAACAGGAAACCATACCCTTAACAAACTAATTAGTGATGACTTCCATAAAGGTATTCCTTTAGGTAAAGTTACAGTATTGGCTGGTGAAAGTGGTGCAGGTAAGTCGTTTATTGCGGCTGGAAATGTTGTAAAAAATGCACAGGAGCAAGGCATTTTTGTTGTCCTTATTGATAGTGAAAATGCACTAGATGAAAAGTGGCTACATGCACTTGATGTAGATACTAGTGAAGATAAACTACTTAAACTTAACATGAGTATGATTGATGATGTTGCTAAAACAGTAAGTGACTTCATGAAAGATTATAAAGCAGAATATGCTGATAAGGAAAAAGATGAACGTCCTAAAGTGTTATTTGTAGTTGATTCTCTTGGTATGTTACTTACACCAACAGATGTTGATCAGTTCCAGAAAGGTGATATGAAAGGTGATATGGGTAGAAAACCTAAGGCACTTACTGCACTTGTTCGTAATACTGTGAACATGTTTGGTGAATTTAATGTAGGAATGTTGTGTACTAACCACACGTATGCTTCGCAAGATATGTTTGATCCAGATGATAAGATTTCAGGTGGTCAAGGTTTTATCTATGCAAGTAGTATTGTTATCGCAATGCGTAAACTGAAACTTAAAGTAGATGCAGATGGTAACAAGACAAGTGATGTGCATGGTATTCGTGCCGCCTGTAAGGTTATGAAAACTCGTTATGCAAAGCCTTTTGAAAGTGTACAAGTAGAGATTCCTTATGAAACTGGAATGTCTCCACATAGTGGACTTGTAGACTTCTTTGAAGCAAAGGGTGTGTTTAAAAAGGTTGGTAACAGACTTGAATACACAAG